AATCTTGCGTAATCTCATTGATAATTTTCAAGAATTCTTCTGTGCCTGCATTGTCGAGTGAACTATCCATGATCTCGTCCATGATCAATAGATTAGTTGATACTGAGTTGCGCAACTTTGCAACTGCTCTCCATGTGAACAACAACGCAAGGTCAATACGTAGCTTTTCACCTTCAGAGAATGATGCATATGAAAACACATCACGGAAACGTGATTTGATTGTCTCGTTGAAGTTCTCGTCAAGTTGAAAATCAACAAAGAAATCCATCGCTGCAAGATACTTGTTAATCAACTTATTCATCACAGGAATGTATTGCTTAACGATACGTGTCTTAATGCCTCCATCTTTCAGAATGCTTGCAACAACATTGATGAGTTCTTTATCTTCGAATGCCATTTGTTGTTCGCTATGTCTAGACAATAACTCCATACGCAAATCTTGAAGTTTAGCATAGTCGATTTCTTCAACTTCTCTTTCAGCTTCTTCAAGTTCTTTCTTAATGCTCTTACACGTATTCATAGCCATTTTATAGTTAGCATTATGTTCAGACATCTGCAAATTCAACGTTGAAATTTCATCTTCAATAGCATCAATAATAAGCAGACGATCTGTTATACTATCAAGTCGACCCTGGAGGTCTCCTTGGGCGTCTTTGATTTCTTGGATTTTTGATCCTGATTCTGTGACTGTTTGTTCTTTGAATTCGTGTTCGATGCCTTGTCTACAGGTTGGACAGTTGTCGTGGTTTTCGTAGAATTGTATGTCTTTGATGAGTTTGTTACGCTTGGTGGTAAGATCGCCGAAAAGTTTATCAAGTTTTTGCCTCTGGTTCTTTAGGTTCGCTTTATCAGCGATACTATCAGTTTTATCCTTCACATCAGACATTAGGTTATCAATGTTTTCTTGCTCAATTTCAATAAACGTCAACTGCTCACGAATCTTTTCTTTGAGTTTCGTAACCTCAGTTTCTTTCAATTTACGAATGGATGCATTATGTTCTTCTGCAGATTCGATCTTCGTTTCAAGCATATCAATATCGAATTTGATGTTCTGAATGCGTGCTTTGTTTTCCGATACACGTTCTTTCAACAATACATTCATAGTCGAAAAGATTTGAATGTCAAGCAAATCCTCAATAATATCACGGCGTTGCTGTGCTGGCAATTGCATGAACGGAACGAATGTTGACGAACCCAATACAACAACCTGACCAAACGACTTGAGATTCATTTTAAGAATATTTTCTTCAAGGTATGTTTGATAGTCACGTGCTGCTGCATCCTGGTTCAGCAATTCGCCGTTACACCAAATCTCAAATAGATTAGGTTTGATGCCACGCTTCACAAGATACGCTTTACCACCTGTCTTAAACGCAACTTCAACTTCAAGCTCTTTATTGTTGATTGAGTTCATCAATTGAGGTTTGTTGATTTTACGGAACGGCTTACCGTATAATGCAAACGAAATGGCATCAAGCATTGTTGATTTGCCTGCGCCATTCTCACCCACAATCAATGTAGATTTGTTTGCATCTAATTGTATTTGTGTCCACGCATTACCCGTAGACAGAATGTTTTTATATTTCACATACTGAAAATGTAACATTAAAGACTTATCGCCTCCTGATAAAGCTCTTGAACGTATTGTTCAACCTTTTCCTTATCCGCACTGATTTCGATGTTGTCAATGTAATTCCGTAGGATAGTCATCGTATCTTGTGCTTCATCAACCAATTCTGTTTCATCGACCACATCCATATTCATATGATCTTCAACGACCTTAATATCAGTCGCACCTGATTGTTGCAACCGATCTAGGAACAAATCAAAGATATATGGGTTCGTCTTGTTTGTAATTATAACCTTAATGTACGTGTTTGTCAAGAGAGATGTGTCAAGATTTGCGATATCTTCAATCGTCATATCAGTATCATCATACCAAATCTTATGAAAGATTTTTAGCGGATTGCGTACATAGGTCATCTCACGTGTTTCAGTATCAAATACAGAGAAACCACGTTTCTGATCATAATCACTCCATGTCATTTCAAATTGCGCACCTAGATATGAAATGTTTCCGTGTGATGATGGCTGATGGAAGTGACCTGAATATACCGCATCAAACTTGTTGAATACATTCTTATCCATACCTGTAGTACAGATGTGTCCTTTATCCATTTCAAAACCCGTGATCTCAAAGTGACCCATAAGGATTTGTGCTTTTGTTTCTTGAAATGCTTTGATAGAAGAATCCCAATTCTCTGCACACATCCACGGTGACAACATAATCTTACAACCATCCATGTCAAGCTCAACAGGATCGTCCCAATACAGATGCATATTATCATATGATGTTGAACCATACAACTGACGAAGCGCATTCACTTCATTTGTGTTCTTAAAAAATGTATCATGGTTACCTGCAACAACATACAACTCAATGCCGTTGTCAACACACGGTTTGATGAACTCATCTTCGAGTCGTTTTGCGGTAACAAAATTGATATATTTACGACGATCTACAATGTCACCTAAGTGAAATATTGTTTTGATATCGTTTTCTTTTAAATAAGGAAAGAATACTTCATCCCAAAATCTTGCCTGGAAATCAGCAAGTGCCTTATTATCATTACGAACACCCCAATGGGTATCATTCACAATAGCGATTTTCACAATTCAACTCCAATATAATATAAAATTAAAGGCGCTACCAGCCACAGAATACCTTTAACAAAAAAGAAAATGAATAACCACTTACTCGCCTTCTTTGCTTTCTTCTTCATCATCATCTTTAATAAAGTTTTCAAGACCCTTTTTGATCTTTTGTTCTTTTTGCTGTTGTTTCTTATCTTCTATTCTTTTTTCATACGCACTCACAAAATCAGACATATAGTCATTGTTCAAATCAATATATGCAGCATCACCTTCAGCATCTGCAGAGTCTTTAGTCATTGCAGTGCCGTGTACAACAGAATTTTCTATGACTTTGTGTTTAATGTATAATTGTTTCTTTTCTTTGTCAATACGTCTTAGAAACGCATACCAGATAATTTGTGTGAAATATGCAAAGGGATTGTGTGACTTTTCAGGATCAAAGTTACCTAACGCTTGAATAGCATTTTCTAATCCATCTGATATCATATCATCTTTATATGAATACCCAGAGAAATTTGGCTTTGATGCAAGACGTGTTGCAATTTTATAAATGCATTCACCTATATAATTTGGAATAGGTGGAACATCATCTCCGGATTCTTCGGCTTCTTTGATATCTTTTTTATAATTTACTATGCACTCTAAAAATTCTGGATTATTGACATAATTTCTTTTCGGCTTAGGTGGCATAAAATGGTCCTCACATTACGTAATTTGTATCATCATATATGATTTTTTATCCGTTGTCAACTGTTTTTTTGTGGTTGACACAGATACAGATTGTGTGTATAATGCTATTATGGAAGCAAATAATACTATTAGTGTTTAATTGATTTACGTGATTCTAACAATGATGTAAACATATCTTCTAAATCCTCATCATTTACATTATGTTCAATCAATGAATTTTGATATTCATCGTATATTTCAACTGATCTTTCAGATGCAACATGAATGAAATATATGTCATTTCTATCAATTGTTGCAATTTTATCATCAGACAGATACAACCAATCACGAGCGTAGAATCCTTTATTAGGATCTAAATGCACTAGAACAGGATTTGAAATAGTGACATGAGTTTTGTTTGCTGTTTCAATAAAACCTAACACATCTTCTTGTCTTTTTAACTTAAGAGCCATTAGTTGCATATTACTATTTATCCTTTTGAATTAATGGGACATTGTATATTCTAATGTCAAATCCTTCATCGTTATAGATTTTCATTCTCTCGATAAAGTGTTTACTTGCAAAATTCTTTGATTGTTTCCATTGTAAATCATCTACAATATCATACAATGTTGCTTTATCATCATCATTCCTTTTTCTCAACACACGACCAATAGATTGAAGGTTACGTATTTTAGATTTTGAAGGACTAGCAAAAATGATATTGTCTAATCGTTTAATATTAACACCTGTTGAGAAAGTTCCA